TCTCCTCTCGATTGAACATATTGTATACAGCAGGCATGACCATGACTTACGGTCTCCCTCTGTTACGACTTCCAGAAGTTCGTGATCGTGTCCATGAACCGTTCGATATGATCCTTGGTGGAGACTGCATGACATCTATGTTCTTTGAAGTTATCTGCGCTTCTTTGAATGCTGCTAGTATTTCATACTTTTCTTGAGCACTCTTACCAAAAGAAGCTGCGGTATCTCTCGCTAATGCGGTAGCGACCAGTCTTTTGAAATGAATAGGCCAACTAGCAGGGTCAGTTAAGAACCTACGATCTACATACTGAATGTATATCTCATTCTGTTCTGCGAATATATAAGCACCTTCATCCTTATACTGCTTCAAGGGTACTTGCAGATACTCATCGTGGAACACCCCATCGAGTCGCTGCATGTCATCAGGTTTATCAAATACAGTTCTATATCCCCACTCTGGTTCCAGTGAAGGATTCTCCTGTATCTTCGCAGTAGTGATAGCCCAGTGCCATGACGTATCTTCTAATAACGATTCAACTAAATCCGCTGCTAAAGCTACGTCGAGTTTAACCTTACGCATCGAATCATCGGTATTACTATTTATTTCCTCGACACCAAGGATCTGGAGTGCTTGGTTGTATATGTTTCTCCAAGCGTTAGTAAGCGTGGCACCTTCATCGCTCGCCCGAGGTTCTGGTTCTTTCTGCTTATTAAGTTCTATCGCTTGGTTTAGTCGAGCCGCATAAGTAGCTTCGATTCGTTCCATTTCATCAGGAGCGATACGAGGTGCTATCTCAGATGCAAGATAGGATACAACTACACGCTCAAATGACTTATCCCAGTCTGTAAGTGCGTAACCATTGCTAACATATCTCAGGTATATCGTGGCGTAGTTACACGCTAACGTCCTACCTTCTATGATATAACGGGATATTGGTTGGTCTAGTTTATCATCACTATACGCTCTGACCATGGATATGTAGTCAGAAGGTAACGTATAGACATTATCGTATGCGTGATTAGCACTAGGAGTAGTAGAGGTGAGTAAGGAGGTCTTACGTGCAAAAACAGGGTTGACCTGTTCGAGACAGTAATCAACTCCGTTAGCATAAGCAGTATCTAAACGGTATCGGGATTCAACGTCGTCAGTTAACGAGGTTAATTCCCTCTCCCCAACTAACAGTAACGCTTCATTGTATAGTGAAAGTTGGGTAGTCGCCATGTCTTATCTCGCTAAGGTTTTTAAATACTCTTCTAATTGTCTCTCAGCTTCATGCTTAGATGCAATGTTTGTTTGTACAGGGTCAGAGTTACCTTTCTTCATGATACACCATTTTTGCTGACCGCGCTGCTTGAGATAGTAATCCCCTTCATCGGTGTCTGATGGTGTTTCGAATACATGATACTCTAACACATGTACACGTATGTCGTGCTGACTGGCGTATGTTACGTATAATCGCGCCATGAAGCTAGAATCAATATCTGTCACCCGCACTTCACTACCAACCATTAGTTTAGCAGCGACATTAACCCACAACTTCGGGTCGGTAATTTTATCTTTCGGGATAACATTAGGTACTACCGCACCAAAAATTATAAAGTTTGTTCCTAACACTTGGACGTCTGAGCGCCTTAATGGTGTATTTTCCACAGGGTATTCTCCAAAAAGAGCCGCAAGTCCTTGCGACTAAAGGTAAAAAATCCACCCCGCTAAGAGTGGATTTTCCGTGGATACTATTAATCAGTATCTGTAAGTACTGGTGTAGCTGTACCATTGGACAACTCAGCAGAACCATCAGCGTTGATAGCTAACACAACATAGTCGTGTGCTACCGTAGCGCCTGTGATATCTCGCTGATGAACAACATCACCAACAGCCATACCAAGGTCTGACGCATTAGAGATATAAGTATCAACGCGCACTACTGTAGCTGCATCAGTTGAATTATATACCCAAGTCGAACCACCTGCTGCACCAACTAATTGGTTTACAAGAGATGGAGGATTACTTGTTGAATAAGCCATGTTAAAGTCTCCTATTATGCGCTAAGTGCAGAGTCATCATGAAGCATTTTAATAACTCCACTATTCTGTAAAAGTTTAGAACCCATGTACTCAGTACAACGAGCCCATGATTTATCGTTCTTAGCATCATAACCAACTTCAGTCATAGTGCCTTCTTGGTTCATCGCATGACCAATCGCTTTACGCGAATACATGAAACACGTAGAAGAAGAAGTACCAACACCGTCGAGACCTGCGTCTACGATCCAGTTAACACCGTACCAGTTGAATGCGCGAGACTTACTCACACCTTCGAATGGCTTCAACGTAATGTAGTCAGCAGAAGTGAACTGGTTAAGACCCATCAAGTAACCATGGAATGCTGGCGTGATAGCTGCAAACACATCGTCATCTTCAAGAGCGAAGTTGTTACCCAACATAGTCTTAGCTTTAGTAACTAAAGATAAAGTAGCTACTGCTGCTGCACCCCAAGTTAAAGTTGCTGCTGTCAATGCTGCGTGGATATCTTTATCAACCTTACGGTTAACAACCGACATACTGGTTTCTTGCATCAAACGACGACCATCACCTTGCGAAGCAAAGATGTTGAACTTAGTACGCTCAGGGATGTCATGCCATTCTTGTAAAGTACAAGTATACTGGTTTAAGTTATCAGGTCTTGTAGGGATATCACCGTTAAGACCACGAGTTACTGCCGTAGCATCGCCCGAGTCTGCAACTAGAAATACCGCTTCATTACCTGTGATTTGTGCTTCAGTTGTTACAGTTTTACGTAACAACGACTCACGTTTTTCAAACCCTTTCACATATTCTGTGCGGTAGAGGGTCTGGAATGCTGAATCTGCCATTGTGAATTCCTCATATCAAAAAATAAAATTAAATTTCCGCTTACAGATATGAGTTAGCTCTCTATAACTTATACGGGTTAGCCTCATTTAGGAGGGGCCGTTCAGTAATTTCAAGGGTCTATCTTTACGGTACTTACGAATCTATCATAAAAAACTACAGTGGTCTAGTGCTACGTGATTGGGGTGGAATCCTATTTCTACCTCTGCGTTCTTTCGTACTGAGATAGCCTCTTGTAAATCCTCAAAGTAACCAAGAGTAATCTTTTTGCCTTTAAAACCTATCCTCGCTAACCATTTACTATATCTAGGGTACCATGTAACTCCTGCACATCCTGAAGAATTATTATGGTTCATCCTTCTGTTTCTTGAGTTTCCTGTGCGAGATACATTTCTTATATTATCCCATCGGTTATTAGTTCCATCCCCTGATATATGATCTATATGATTTGGTGGAAATCTTCCTACCATATACAAGAACGCCAAACGGTGTACTAGGTACATATGATTCTTTATCATTACATGACGATATTTCTTCCCAGATTTTGAAGTAAATTCACTTCCGACTTCGTTCCCTGCGAACCTATGTGACGTAGATGTGCGCCATGTCATCAATCCTGTATCAGGATTGTAATGGACTAATTCTTTAAGGGTTTCTTGTGTAAGCATGTGAACTCTCCAGTATAGAGTTATCAGTATGAGGTAAATGCACCAATGGGTTACTGAAGCCCACGTTCAACCGCTAAGTCTAGGTGCGAAATGCAACTTATCACAGTTTAAATCAATCTACAACTACCCACGTTGCGAACGGGGAGAACGAGTCTACCGCCCACGGCACACGCCCGTACTTACTGGTGATGTAGAGATATGGTAGGTCTGACATCGAGTACTGATCAGGGAACTGAGCACGTACTACCGCTTCATCCCCTACGATCTTCATACCTTTACCATTCTTAATTACTTCTTCAAGTGCAGCCGCAAACGAACGAGGTTTGTTCAGATCATTAACCTCGTCCCTGATATCTTGTATCAGTTTAACAACACATTCCTTAGTTACTTCATTAGAGTCACGCTTGATACCTGTGTCTTTATGGGTGACTCTAACTGCGGTGCTGTTATTGAAGGTCTTCACTTGGAAGTCTTCGTAGATCATTTACTCATTCGCTCTCTAGCGGTGTACAAGTTGACCAACTCTTTCTGTGAGGCTGCATCTTTGTACCACTCTGGGGTTCCCATTTTGGCCTCTAGGTCTGCAATACGACCCGTAATGGCTTGCATAGGATTACCACTACCTGCAGGAACTACTGTCGCAGCAGGGTTGATCGCTCTAGCTGCTTCTGCAAAGAAGTTCATCATCTCAGGTGAGTTGAATACCGCTGTACCATCAGCTAATCGTGCATTGGCAAAGTCGTCACGTACTGACTCGGGTAGGCTACCAAGAACTCCTTGGACTAATCCAATGTTTGTTTCGTAGTCTTGACCCCAATTATCACGCAGCATCGAGGTAGACTGCTGTACATCGAGACCATCCTGTTTAATCAGTGATTGGGACTCTAACTCACGCCCTTTGAGCATCGCGTTAGTAAGCTCACTGATAGTGTCATTACTTACGTTGTTCTTGTGAGCAACCTCATATACATCTTTCATGATGCGCTCGTCGTGCTCACCAAGGACTAACCCTTCTTCTAACGCTAACGCATATTCTTCAGCACTTTTTGGTACGTTGTTTGCTTCACGATAGGCTGATATCTGTTCTTCTGTAGGGTTGTCAGGTAGACCGTTGCTTGTCTCACCTGCTCGAATTTTATCTTGCGCATTGAAGTACGACTCAGTGAACTTATCGAAGTCAGTAATACGCTTCAGCATATTCAGCTTCTTCTCGTCACCATTGGCTAACTGCTCACGCCAGTCATCAGGCGCTTCTTTGTTCCACGACTTGATCTCAGTATCGGTTGGAGCTTCTGCTGCTGGTGGTGCCTCAGTGACAGGAGCTTCTGCTGCTGGAGCTTCTGCTGCTGGAGCTTCTGCTGGTGCTTCTGCAACAGGTGCCTCGGTCAAAGGGGTGGTTACTGGTTCAACATCTCCACCTGCACCACCTTCCGTACCATCACTTGCTTGGTTCATCAGTAAATATTTCATCTATTTTCCCCACGGGTATATTTATGTATTTTAGTATTTGCTGACCAACGAATGCTCGTCCGTTAAGCATAGCTGTTTGGTCGAAAGAGTTAGGAATGTATAACAAATCTTGTGCTCTTGAAAACTTATTTATAATCACGTACAGCGCAACATGCTGCTGGCGTTCTGTCGCAACACCTTTATGCAGGTCACGCAAGGCATGGACCTCTGCTTTCGTAAGAGGTTCCACTTTGGCGGCTTGAGGTTCACCACTCATTCGATTATTACCCAATCTTCAGATAGCATATCTGTCTGCGAAGCTAACCATCCGGGAAGCATTGCTCTGCGGCCGGTACTGTCAGTGGTATACATATCGATATGTGGTAATATTTGAATCTCGGAAGTTAACCCTGCTTTGCTGTAAGGAGTACCAGCTACAGGTTTAATGTTTTCGGAACCTGTTACTAGAATTAACCACATACCTTTACCATTCCAACCCTTACGGGCAACTTTGAGTCCTGCCTTTAGCGCCTCGATAGCTGCTCCAAAAGTCAAATCCTCCTTTACAGGATCAACCATATCGTTTAGAAGAATCAACATACCTCTAATACAATCTGAACGGTTGTTACCTTCACTTGTGTACGAATCAATAACATGCTTTTCGGATTTTTTGTGATCCATCCTAACATTGGTTTTACAATTTACAGCATCAAATAATTCTCTAATTACCACATCACCTATCTTCAACATAATTATTTCTCCACGGTATTATTATAGTAACCCCGTATCGCTTCACAGCGAGTAGGGGTCTGATAGTTTAGGCATACTATCGCCAGATGATCACCTCCTTTACGAGACTACATCTACTGTTGTCGGGTAATTCTCCCGACCTTCGGGAGCCTTTACTGAGCAGCCGCTTGTTCTTGTGCTGCCTGCATCTGTTGTTGAGCTCGTTGTTGAGCAACCTGTTTAGGGTCGTTCAACCAAAACTCAGGAGCACCCGTACCCTTAACGGCATTACGTAGTGCTTCATCAAGATTAATATTCGCCACCGATGTAGGATCAAACTGTGCAGCTTCTTGAAGTAATTGAGCAGTCTGATGGAACTGACTGACCTTCTTCTCTTCTGCGCTGGTCGTTAACGGTGACTCAAACTGGAACTCGACATCTCTACCACGTAACGCCAAAGGCAGATCGTGCTGAGAACCAAACATGTTGTTCTGCATCATAAGATCAAACGTGATATCACACAACTGACCGTTATACTCAGACTCGACAGGCATAAACAACGGTAACGCTTGTCTGCGATACTGCTTCATACGCTCAATCGTTTCAGTCGCAGTCATCTCATGACCCGTATTGGGCATCGTGATCTTATCCAGATAGAACGCGCTTGCTAAGATGTTCTTAATCTCACCACGCATCTCTAACCCGATAGGGAACCCACCATGGTTCTGGAAGATAGGACGCATCGCTGCACCCAATCTCTCATCATATTCTTTATCAACCCATGTAATACCATTCGGTGCTAGGTCAACATCCCCTCTAACCGCCTGCATTGTGGCGACAATAGGTGGACGAGCGTAACGCTCACCTGCTTCGAGCAAGGTGTGAGTCATAGCTTGTAGACATCGAGCGTCAGGTAGACCTGCTACCGTCGCAGGGCTGTACGCATAAGGCTGACCTGCAATGGTCTGGAATCTAGGTACAACGTAATATTTGTTCGTCAGACCTGTGACTTCAATAATGTGATCATTGGTTTTATCTAGGAACA